TGTTACAGCCGTTCCACTTGAATAAGTAAAAGTACAAGCTCCGTCTCCGTCTCCAACAATAAACCACGAAGAATCGTTTAAATAAGTTCTTAAATCAGCCAACTCATTTCGTATGGCGTTATTTATGGTCGATGGAGGACAACCTTCTGCAATGTTGATCGAATTGATCGTACTATTGCTGTCGGCTGTGGTGCTATAATTTGATACTGTCATTATTGTAATTCCTTATATTTCTTTTGTGTTTGTTCCTTATCTTCTACCAATGCTCCCTCTTTAGCTAATGGTGAAAGCAATAATCTCCAATTTCTTTGATAAGCAGGAGTATTTGCCAGTCTAACCATAATATCTATTGAATTAGGAGAAGTAATAATTTGTCCTAGTTGATCCCAATTTTTATTTGCAACCAAAGTATCAAACCAAGCAAAAGGAGTTCCAATATTTATTTTACCAAGTTTTGATCCCATACCTTCACTTGTTTGAAGTGCTTTAGCTGTAATGGACTCTCCACCTGAATATTTCGATGTTGCCTCCATTGTATCAATGAATGCCTTAAAACCTTTAATGACTTTATTCGGATCTTTTCCTTGTGCGTTAGCCACTCCTCTTAAAATAGATTCAATTTGTTTTTGTTTGTTGCTAGTTCCATAAAAGGCATTTTTAATTGCACCACCCATACTTTCGCTAATTTTAACTTTGCCCAAAACTTCACTAAATAATGTCTGTGCCACTTCAGGAAATAATTTTTTATCAATTTTATTTAACTGCTTTGCAAGTGAACTAACTGAAACATAATCGTTCTTTCCTAGCAAAACTTTTTCAAGCAAACCCATTGTTGCTTCTTTTCCTCTAATATCCAAAGCTGCATCTAAAGGAGCAACCAGTCTATTGAAAAGTTTTTGATAAACTTTATTGCCTTGCTCATAGCCGTCAATTTGCTTTAAAGCTACATCTACATAACCTTTGATCTCTTGAAGATAACCTGCTTCTTTTGGATTGGTAATTTTAAATCCTTTAATATCCTTGAACAAACCTTGTGATAACGCTTGTAATGCTATTTGATCCTTGCCCTTTATTTCATTAGCCATACGAACTAGAGCTTTAGATTTGCTTGATTCTATGCTTGTGGATTTAGATAATTTAATTAATGTTTCATATACATCATTGGTTGCTTTTGTTCCCACAAGTGAGGCATCAAAATTTTTATAACCATTTTTTCTTGCGTGAGCATTGATCTTTTTCATTAAGCCATCTCTTGCCTTTTGAATGCTCTGCACCATATTTTCAGTAACATCAAGGTATCGGAGATTTCCTGCACCAAAGAAATCATTAACAAATTGTTCTGATTTTTCTGAAAGAACTAATTGCCTGTTATTCAATCCTAAAAAGTATTTTTTTCCTTTTTCTGATTGAGCAACAAGTTTTGCCAATTTAATTAAAGATTTATCGCCTGTTGCCTGTGCAAGAGCTTCCACTCCCAATAAAGGAATGTTATTCTCTTTGGCAAACTGCATTAATTGTTTTGCATCTTTAATTTTACCTTGTTGCAAAGCATACTTAACGCTGTCATTGAACTGGTTAATGATTTTAGGATTTCTTACTCCTGCTGCCAAAGTTAGGGCAAAATCAAGTCCTAACGAGCCAACTAAAGCGTGTGTTTCATCAATGCCAATTGCCTTGAGTGCTTCATTAACACCACCTGCAAAACCACTTATTCTCGCTGCTGTTTTGCCAAATGGGAATCCCATACCAAACCATTCAGCAGGTGTAGATAAAATCTCTCCTGCCTTTGTTTCATATTGGCTTGTTGGCATATCAAGAGCTGTTTTTAAGGCATCAGCGTATTGGTTGTTCCATTCAGGACTGTTAGGGTAAATGCCTTTCTCCAATAAACCAATTTTAATTTCATTTTGTTTTCCTTGCGTCAGTATTCCTTCCAAACTTTCAGTCATTAAAGGTGGATTTTTCAAAAATGATTTTGCTTCTGAATAACTTGGCAAAAAAGGAATATCTATATGCTTTGCTTTTTGGTCAGGATGCGCTAATCCCAACTGTTTAGAAGCAAAATTTTTGCCCATACTTAAAAGATTAATAAGACTCTCTGGCATCGAGGGTACAGTTGATATTGCTGAAGTAACGCCTTCTTCTAACAGTCTCCCTGCATCCGAAACATAATCTCCTGCTGTTTCAGTAATGGCACTAAACTTGCTTTGTTTTTTTTCAGTAGTGAATCCATCTGAATCAACATTTTCATTTTTTTTCTTTTTCCTTGTAGTTGTTAATTCACTCATTGATTATGCCTCAATGTATAAAAAATGTTCTTTGCCATCAATGACAATTGTAAATTCTAATGTTCCATCATCAGCAACACCAGTATATTTAGCTTTAGGATATTTCTTTAAAGTTTCTTCAATCTTTTTTGTGCTATCCACATATTCTATATCGTTTTCTTTGTAGAATGCTTTTATTTCGTCTTTAATATCTCCAGTAAATAATTGATTCTCTTTTCTAAATTTTTCTTTTTCTTTATTCCAAGCTAATTCTAAAGCATAACCAGAAAGAGGTTTTTCTCCTCTTGCTTTTCTTTCTTCGCTAATTGCATATTGTTCACTTAAAAAAGTTTGTAATAAATTGTTTTCATCTATTGTTCTATTATTCATTGATCTTGCCATATTGATAATCAATTGATTACCAAGAGGGCTATTGCCTATGTTGGCAGAGATTTTCATAAAGTATGCCATCTCTCTATCGGATACAGCACCTTTGGTTTTTTGAACTTGTTGCATAACAAATCGACCTGCAACAGAATTTAATGCTTGTGTAGCACCCATATTGGCTAAATCTAAACCAGATAAATCAAGTCCTAGACTATCTGCCCATCCTTGAATATCAGATAACAATTCTGATGTTTTTCCTGTTTTTGCCAATTCAGATAATTGTTCAAATCTATTCAATGCTTGATTATCAATATCTGCTGCTGATGAAATATTGCCAATATTAGTTATAGTTTGACTAAAATCCTTACCTCTTCCTTCAAAAAAATCTTCTGTTCCTTTACCTTCAGCTTCCACAGTAACATTAGAAGTAACACTAGTTTTAGCACCTGTACTCATTATTTCTGGTTTATCAGAAGTAATGTTATATCTAGCAGGTACATTTTCTGGAATACCATAAGATAGTTTTTCCTCTTTTGTCATAGGTCTGTATTTATCAGTAGCTTTTCCTGATGGCTGATAATTCTTATAGATTTGACTTTGAGTTAAAAGATTGTTCATTAATTCTTGTCTTTCAGCAATAGCTTTGGCATCGGCTGCTGTTTGTGCTTCAGTACCTCTTTTCATTCCCATTGAAAGTGCTTGACCGAAAGTTACTGGTACTTCTGAATATCCACTTGCCTCTAAAAGACCTTGTGCCATTCCTTTTCCTTTAGGAGATAAAACATAATTAAGTAAATTGTCTTTCCAGTTAGGAGGTGTTTTAGCTGCTGTTTGTTTTTGTCCTGCTTGTCCTCTAACATTAGCCATTTCCATCATTTGCTGATTGGAAGGTGCTATTGCCGAGCCAGGAACAGGTAATTTATTTCTTATCCAAGATTGGTTTATAATGGCTTGTTTTTCTGCGTCAGTTTGTGGTAATGCACTAAATGTTCTATTTGTAGGAGGAAATCCTCTCATATCAGTAGATGGTATTCTAGAAGTACCAAAATCCTCTCCATAAACAAATTCATCAAATGGAGATCTGCCACCATAAAGGTCTGTGCCTCTTTTTTGTTTTAACTTATCTAAAAAAAAATTTGCCATTAAGCAAATCCTCCTAATAAGCCACCACCGATTGCACCCCATCCTGTACTCATACCAGGAATAAGTCCTGCGAGTTCAGCTCCTTGCATAGCACCACCAAGTAATCCTGCTCCAGTATTTCTAAAGACAGGTTTTGTTGCTGATGTAGTTTGAGGAACTGCTGCTCCAATGGATGCCAAGTATTCTCTTAATTTGTAATATGGTTTTTGCTGTTCAAAATCAAAACGAGCCATAGCATCCTGTATCTGTGCCATTTCCATCGCTTCTCTAGTTTGACCAACTCCACCTAATGCTTGTATGTCTTGATAATCTGCTTGAGCAAGTTGTGGAGCTAATTGCGTTGCTGCCATCATATTTGCTCTTTCTTGCTGATAATTAGGTGCATAGACTTTGGTTGCCAAGTCTCCAAGCTCTCTAGCCAAGACTTCCTGATTGGCTGCTGATCCCAGTCTCCCTGCTTTCGTAAATTGTGATTGAACGCCTGAAGTAACATCACCTGCCATTTGATTGTATAAATCCTGCAAATGTGGATTGGATGTTGGAGTTAAATAGTCTCCTTGAAGGATTTTGTTGATTTCGTTTTGTGAAGATCCAAGAAGAGGGTTATTTAATGCTCTTGTAGTAGCTAGATTTAACGCTGCCGTTGTTTCAGGTGCAAAACCTGCATAGGTTTGACTAGGAAAATAGTTAGGTGTTTGCGATCTAAATAAATCTTGTGCCTGACCAAACGCTTCTGTTACATAAGGTTTAACAAATTCAGATGGCTCTGCACTTGTGGTTGTTGTGATGTTTTGGGGATTTGATCCTTTGCTCATAATTCTTTACTCATTAAAAATATTTTTTGTTTGTATCCTTTTAATTTGCGTAGCCAACCTTTGCGACCTGCAACTTCTATTGCATTGCATTGGTTGTTTTTTGCAAATTGTTCTATTTTTTTTTGTATTGGCTCAAGCCAATTGTCCAAATTCTTACCTCCTGCAAGAAAATATCGTAGTATCTTTTTTCGTGGATATTGCGCCACTTCCGTTATGATGGCACTTTCCACTTTAAAATTATTCCAACTAATAAATAACTGGAATTTATTTTCCATTAAGCCAGATAAAATATCCTGTGGCTTGTAGCAATCATCGAGAGCTTTTTCGATGAGCTTCTCGACATCTTCCCAAATGGTGTATATATCCTCTGGCGAAACTTGTACGATCATCCAAAAACAACATAACCGAATGTCTGGTCAGTATTGGCTGAACTGGCATGGGTTAGTGTGGCTGATCCTTCAACTCTTGCTGAAACATATAAGTTTGCAAAAGCCGTTGAAGCATTAGCTGTCGTTGGCATGAATAATAGAATAGATCCACTTCCCACTCTTTCATCGGTAAGCGTGGTTGTCGTGGCACTAGCCGTTAAGGTCAGCGATCCTGTGCTATTAACCTTGCCACCTATTGTATTATTCAGGGCAACCGAGATCATGCGCAAATGGGCAGCTTGATCTGGTACGGATAAGGGTACAGTCTTATAGGAACTTGTTGCCATTATCCTCTAGCTCGATTCATCTTCTTGAATGTCATGGCTAAATTCACTCGTTTAGCTAATAAAGTATTACCTGTTTTTTTGGCTTTCTTTGCCATGATGGATAAATCTTTATTAGATAACTTATCTTTACTGTTCTTAATCAATTTCATGCGTCTGGCTATTGATCGTAACGCACCAGGTTTCTTAACTGCTCCTTGAATCCAATCTTTTTTCTTATTTCCGTTTGTGGACATTTTTATTTCCAATCCATATCATCATCATCTTCTTCATCAATGATGTCGGTTATCTTTTCAACGATGTCATTTTCCTTTTCGTGTAGTGCTTCTAGCTTATCAAGTTCTTTTCTTATTCTTTCTAAAGGTGTTAATTTTTTCTTTTTTTTAATTTTTTTTGCCATTATCTTCTCCCTTCTGGTCTAGCTTCAATTTGAACACCAGATAGAGTTGTAAACTTGCCTGATGCAATAATTCTTAAACGATGATACCTGCTTGTTGATCGCAGAGGACAATCGCCATTGTTTGATCTTTCACTTACAGCCGTTCCTACTGTTACGGCATCGGCTTGGGAAGAACGAGTAATAGGCGTTGCTGTTACAGTTCCAGTAAATCCATTGACATCGACAATAGGCGTACAGTTGATGAGTGTGCTTCTTTTGCCTTCGACTCCTTCAAATTCCTTTGTATCAATTGTGGCATCAACATTAGTGCCACTAAACTTTCCGAACTTGTGCGAGGAATTAAATCCTGCCAGTCCAATCTGACCATCCAACCAACGATACGAGTCCAAGCTGTAAGGAAGTGTATCAATTGATGATGAAATTTCATCGAGAGCTTCAAGCGTGAATGCCTCTTGCGCTGAAGTAGCCAAGTATTCTAAATCAACACTTGCCGTACTCCATCTATTAACGGCATAGTTAAATACAAGTAGTTTGTTATTAAGTGAAATGCCACCTGTCGCACCTGCTCCACGATACGACCAAACAACCAAGCTGTTATTCGGATCAATTGCAGATGTAATGCCATCAATATTTGTTAAAAGATCATTGTAAAAAAAATCATCTATCTTGCCGTTTCCAATTGGCTCTAGCTGCTGACCACCAGTCAGTTTATAAAAACCATCGTCAGCCAAGAAGAAAATCATGTTACCAAAGGAAGCAACAGAACGAGGAGCAAATGCTCCAATGTTATCTGCGACCTTATTAAAGGTAAAGATCAATGGAGAGCCAGTATAGTCAGCTCTGTAAATTGCTCTTTCAAAAAATATTGTTGCAAAATCTTCACCACCAACAACGGCTTGAATCTTGCCATGCGTTCCAACTACATCCTGATAACCAGACTGTGTTGCCGTACTTGGAGTCCAATCGGAGCTGTCATTAAGTGCTGACCATTTTACTCGTTGAAAGTTCGTTGTGAACTTTTGTAGTTTGTGTGTTTCCGATCCACCAGTTGCCGATAAAGTAATGGCTGTTCCTGCCACAGCGTTTGCTGCCGTTGTAGCCAGTTTAATTGTATCAGCATCAACCTTGATAACATAATAGGTGCTACCATCGGTTAAGTTGGTTAAAGCTGTATTGCCGTTTCTGTCATAGACAACTGTATCACCAGTTGCCCATCCATGAGCCGTAATCGTTATTTCATTGCTTGAAATAGCATTTGAATCAAATGTCTTGGCTGTTTCAATTTCTTTCGTATAACCTGCAAAAACAAAATCTCTAACAGTTGCCACATACTTTGCGTGAATGGTACTGATGAGATCACCAAACAAACTGCTCGATGTTTCATCAAAATATTGAATCGGATCTGCATAGTTGGTTGCTATAACTCTATTTCCAAATTGTGTGAATGACCAGAAATCCCTGTCATTCTCCGTTGTGGAATTGGAGTAGTTTCCTGCTTTTGACTTGTCGTTGAATGCCTGTGAAGAATCATACTGATACAGTTTTGTCGTATCTCCTGCATAGTTTGTTGATCCTGTCGAGGAAAACGCTGTGAACAGTCCAACAGCAGTCGTTCCTAAAGCATTGGTGCTTCTCTCTGCAAAATTCGGAAATCCTCTGTAGCCAACTTTGGCAGGGATGACTCCATCCACCTTGATAGCTCCAGGATTTGCGTAAGTTGGAAGATCAGCAAGTAATTCACCAAACTCAATCATTTACACCACCATTTTAGCTGACATATTCAAAGGCGCACCAGATGTCCTTCCTTGTGAAGATGACAAATTGGCACTTTTAACTCCCTCTTGATATAGTCCTGCCCATACTGGCAGTCTTTCGTCTTGCATTAAAAATGGTGCTGATTCAGCCAGTGATCCGTATAAATACAGATCAGGATAATTCGTTAAAATGTCATTCGATGTATTAGAACTTGATAAGGCAGTTAATTTTTTAAATATTCCTAATTCTAAAACATTAGCTGCATCAGGTTTAAATCCTAAATAAATTTTTTTTCCTACAATAGTATAGTATCGTGGCGTTCCAGCTCCTTCTCCTGCATTATACACTCTGAACAAGTCAGGTGGAGACATATAATCCAAGTAAGTATAAGGATTAGACTGCCAAGTAACAAATCTCATTTCAAGATAACCAGTAGGTAAATCATAGCTTTGAGTACCAGAAACAGTTGTAGTTGAAACATCGTCAGATTCCATCTCACGCACCCTTAAATCCCTTGCGTGTCTTGCTTCAGCCAAATCAATAAATGTATCAATATTGTCTGTCAGGTCTGATCTGTTTAAATACGAAGCGATCTCCAATTTTAAATTCGCATAGGTGTCTAGTGCCATTAAATACTTCCTTGATAAATTCTAAAGTGTCTGTTTTCTGGATCGTTAATCCATTTTTTAAATCGTGGCTTGTCAAGAATCTGACCTCCATTGGACATAATTCCTTTTTGCGCCAATTGCTGGACAATAATCAATGGGATGGATGCAACCTTGTACATTTTCGCATCTTGCATTCCTCTAACCTTGTAGGCATCAGCACCCATATTGGCTTCTTTTTTATTCATATCCAATATCGGTGCGACATCCTGTATGTCCTCAAAGTGATACTTGTTTTCACCTTCGTCAATGTGCATTCGAGTTTTTAAAGTCGATTTGCTATCTGGCTTATCAATCCACAATTTTTTAGTCATACTTATATAAGTTCGGTTGCGAACAAACTTCCTGAAGTTGATGCTTCCCTGATGGCAGCAATCTTATCGCCACCATTCACCTGCACATAAATTACTTCATCTTTAGGTAAAAAGGATAGACTTGTCGTTGCAACAGGAACACTTGCTACTTGAAAATGGCAACCTGCTGTTTTTGCACACAACATCACAACACTTGTCGTGCTGCCAAAGGCAGATGATGATGCTACTGAAGAATCAGTAAAATCAACCTTGTGCGTTGTTCCAGGTCTGCCGTAATATATTTGTGGCATGGCTGATCCTATCTTCTAATAATGTAGCTTACATCTGCTGTTGTTGCAGCAGATTGTTCACCATTGCTTTGAATGT